ACAACGCCGTGTCAATGGTGCTGAACCTTGCGGCGTTAGCTTCAACCTCGCCGCCCATCTTCGCCATCATCTCCTCAACCTTTGCCGCCAAGGCAGCGATAGCCGCCTCCATAGCTTGCATCCTCTCCTCATGCGGATCAGCAGGCATCTCTTCGCCTTCGGGTGTGACTTCAATCTCTACCTCTTGCGCCTCAACAGCTTCAGGTGCCGGTGCCGGTGCAGCGTCGCCGATCTCGACAATCTTGCCGCCTTCGGTAGTCACCACTCCAACTTCAGGTATGCTATGTGCGCCATCAGGTGCAGGCAGCAGTCCCTCTTCGGTCACGACGTAGACCAGCGTGCCAACGGCTAGCTCGCCATCCACGCGGATCATCGTGCCATCCTCCAACTTGTAGTCGCTGAACGCCAACGGCGCAGCGGCTGGTGCTGGCGCAGCGGAGAAGCTACGCAGCACGCGGGTTAATTCTGAAATTCGATCTGATAGGTTCATAGTGTTAAATATCATTGGTTTTGATAGTATGCAAAAAACTCTCAAAGGCTTGAGCGAACTCCGCCATCGCCACCTCTATCTCCGTGTCCGTAGGTTGCATCCCGAAGTAGCCTTCAATGCTGAACCCGGTGAACTGGTCGCGCTCCTCCCAGACTTTGTCGTTCTCGACCTTGAATGATCCAAACCAGCTGCCATCCTTCGCATCCTCGTAGCCCTTGGGTGGGTTGATGCCGCGCTCCCTGTCGATCAGGTAACTCTCGAACATATAGACGCCATCAATGGCGGTGCTGTGTTCGGCGTTCACGTTATGCTGGTTGCCCTGCTTAAAATACTTCTGCACCATCTTGCGGATCGTTTCCTTCTGGAAGATCACGAAGTATTCGCCCCGCGTTTTGTCGCGGCGTATGATCGGCGTGTCTGCAAGCATCAACGGCCCTGTTAGTACGCGCTTTTCGCCTGTTTCGGTGAACCGCATCTTCTCCTTGCTGAACGCCTGAAATGGCCGCTCAATTGCAGGGGATTCAACGAGTGCGACGTAGCTGACGCCTTCGTCAACTTCGTCAATGGTCATCAGGTATACTGGTAGTTCCATAGCCTTAAATATCATCAGTTGCCCAACTGTGCAAATTGCCGAATGGTGCGCAGCCTGTTTTGTATCCCACTCACGTCGGACTCTACGACGTAGGCGCGTAGTGGCTGGCCTTGTGGCTGCCCGGTGTTCGGGTTGATCAACTGGCTATTCGGGTTCAGCGCGTTGCCCTGTGGCGCTGCCATGCCTCCGCCTCCGCCTGTGCCAGCTGTGCCGCCTCCGCCTCCGCCTCCGCCTCCGCCAGTGATGCTCCTGACCTGCCCGATGCTCGTGGCTGCAATAGCCGCGATGCGCAGGCCAGCGTTAATCTTCGCCATCGTGCTAAGGCTTAATGCCTGCGTCACGCCAGCAGCACCAGCTGTCAAGGCGTTAGCAGGGTTCAGCGCTGCGTTGGCGTTGATGCCTGCCAGTTCCTTCTGCAAGTTTATAACAACTTGCGCTATTGCCATGCCTTTCTCCAACGCCAGCGCCGCCAACATGACGGCTTTGCTCTTGCCCCCGAGCGATCGCATAATCTCAACCACGCTACTCGACGCGGCGTTGTAGAACTGAACACGCGCATCATTGTACTCCTTCTCACGCTGCAAGTCCTCTTGCCGCAGCTTTTCGCGCTCTGCGTATAGCTCATCTTCAATTTGTATTTGATAGTCCAGCTGCGCCCTCTGCGCATCTAACTCCGCCTGATCCGCTGCATCTTGCTGCTCTTGAATCTTGGCCGTACGTTCAGCGCGCAGTTGCGCCAGCAATAGGTTAGTGGCTTCCTCGTTGCCCTTGACCTTAGCGAGGCGCTCCTCATAGCTGGCGTCAATCTGCTCCAACTCGCGCTCGTTGGCAGATAGGCTGTTTTCTAACAACACCTGCCTGCTATTGGCAATGATGCCGTCAATTTCCTTCTGCTTCGCGGCTGCAGCTTCCCTCTCCTGCTCCTGTTTTCTCTTGCGCTCTTCGGCGGCCTTGTCGCGCTCTTGCTGTTTCTTGTCCGCCTCTTTTGCGGCGGCGTCCTGCTTGTCTAACTCCACCTTCTTCAGATAGCTTTCATACTGCGCCCGCAAGACGTTATGCTGATGCCGCGCCTCTGCCATCTCCTCCTCGTTTTTCGCATTCTGCAGCCGCTTCCTGCTGATGTCGAACTCCATCGCAAAGACCTCCGCCTCGGTAGCGCCGCGCTCCTTGGCGATTTCAGCGGCACGCTCCATCGACTTAATCTGCTCGTCAAGGTTCTCTTTGACTTTAATCCCCAGAAATCCCTTGACCGCCGCCGTCAGTTTGTCGAAGTTGGCAATCAGCAAGCCAATGGCTACCACCGCCGCGCCGATGCCTGTTGCTATGAGCGCCAATCGAAACGCCTTCATCGCCCCTGTGCTTGTGCCGACTGCCAGCGCATAGGCACGCTGCGCCGCCGCGTTCAGGTTGACCATAAGCGCGGAGTCCTTGTTCAGCGCATTGGCAACAGCCGTAGCGCCATTCACCAACGCCAACGCCGCCTGAACCTTCATCATTGCCTTCTGCACATCCTCACTCTCCTCACCGAACAGTGCTGCTGCACCCTGGGCAACAGCAAAGCCGCCTGCAATGCCTTGAATCGCAGAGGTGAACGTGTCCAGCGTTCTGGTGTCCGACGCCAACGCCTTGACCTGTGCGCTCGTGTCGCCGATAGCGTCTTTCAGCGATCCTGCCTCGGCAGCCATCCGCCGGAACTGGTCGGTGTTCTTCTGCCCCGCCGCCTCAAGGTCAAGCATCTGCTTTTGCAGGTCGCGGAGGCGTGCCTTCGCTGACTGCGTCGCCTTCTGGGTGTCGTCCTCCGCCCTGACCTTGACGGTGATCTCTTTGTCTACATCTGCCATAGTTTAGCTTGTTGGGTTGTCGGGTAGTAAGGGAATAGCAACGGTTTGGCCTTCATTCAAGTCCAGCATCGTCACAGGTGCGTAGATGCTGGCGTTGATCTCGCCATCGGTCTTGGCGGTTGGGTCATCGCTAAAGGTTGGGTCAAGCGTTGTAGGCACAAAGGCGTCTATTGGCAGCACCCGGCGCATCGTCACCCTGCACAGCGTTGACTGACCCACCGCGTAGTCCTTAATCTCCAACAGCCTCCAGTTGATGCCCTTCCAGTAGATCAACTTTCGGAAGTCGAGCGTTGCAATGTCGGTAGACGTCAGCAACATCGTGCATTCCACGGTCATCGCCTGCTGGCTCGTCAACTCAAAGATGTAGCCGTTCCAAAAGTTGTTGAACAGGTTGTTGTTGTTATAGCTCATCGGGTTGCCGCTCACGTCGTAGGTGCGGTAGAAGATACGCCTCGGAATGCCGAATGACAAGTCAAAGTTTCCGCTGGCACTGGTGTCGTATGGATTCTCCAAGTGCGTCGCCAAGCTGATGGCAGATGCAACATTGATGACAGATGATGGCACGCTGTTGTTGTAAACTTGGCCGTAGTAAAACAGAAATGTTGGATTCAGTCCTGTGTTGTTCGGCTGAACGTAGCCGCTGTGTAGCGCCAACCGATAACCCAGCTGCAAGCTGCGCGGATTGCCATTCCCTTCGGTGTCGAAGCCACGCCCCGCAATTAGGTTCGTCGTGTACTGTGCAGGAATTAGCGTCTTAGCCTTGAGGTCGACAACTTGATCGCCACTACGATTGTAGTTGCCACTGTCGTAGATGCGCGATCCGTACCCCTCCTTGAACTCGCTCTGGTACAGCTTGCCGAGCGCGTCGCCGCCATCGGCATACTTGAAGACATAGCGTTTCTTGCTGCTCGGATCGCCCATAAGAACGGTCATCTCCGCGTTTTCGTCAGACTTTTGCGACCAGTCCAGCCGCGTAGTGTTGTAAAAGCTTGTGAACGGCTCAATGTAGATGAGCTTGGGATCAAGTGGCGACTGATAGAAGTACAGGTTGAACATCTTTTGCAGGTCTTGCAAGAAATCAATCTGCCTCACATCCATCGGCAACCCCTTCTGCATGCTGATCGTGTTGAACCGCCCCATCGTTGTGCCTCTGATGGTCAGCCTTCGATTGGTAATGGTCGCTCCGCCTGTCATCGTTGCAAGGCGTGTGCAGACGATGTAGAAGCTCTGCTGTGGTTGCAGATAGATGGTCGTGCGCCAGTTGTGCTGCATTTGGCCAAACAACGAACGCTGCGCGGTATAAACAGGGCCAGTTGGATTTATGTATTTAATTTCATAGCGCAACACGTTTGCAACGCTCGGCGTACCTGAAGCAATCGCGTCAAAATTCAACTCAATGCCATGCGCAACCGTGTCATCATTGCGGAAGTAGGTGTCAGCACTTACAACGATTCCGCTGGACAAAGTAAAAGGCGCGGTGTTGTTAGTTGGGAAGGTGACGTTTGTGCCGCCCGTCGCAACTGTTAGCGTCGTACTCCCGCTCACGTTGCCGCTGATGTCGCTGTTTGCGGTTAGCACCCAGTCATTCGCCCAAGGCACGACCAGCTTTGAAAAGACGTTGCCGCTGGTGCTGAAGAAGTTCGATTCGTACCGGTAGCCGTGCTGCGCGAAGATTTTATCGACGAGCATCTTGGCGAAGTAGCACGGCCGCCACTGATAGATCGGCACAAGGTTAGGCGCGATGTAGCCGTATAAGTTCAAAATAGGCGCAAGCGTGCCGGTAGGCACAGTGCCATTGACGTCGGCGTTGCCCTCCGCGTCGATGTAAGCATAGCAATAGCCACTCGTCGTGCTGTTGGCATCACCCGCGACGATCACGTCAAGGTTGTTGAACTCATGGTCGTAGGTGTCAACTCCTGCCGTTGATGCAAGCAGCGTTTCACCCATGACGCTGAACAGGCTGACGCTCTCGCCGTAGATGCTGATTTCGTAGGTTGCCACGCCCCGCGTGACCCTCATCGCCATCAGCTGCATTGATCCGCTGAAGACTTGCACGCCATCACTCCACACCGCGCAGTTGATGCGCTTGTTTGGCGTGAACCCACCGACGAAACTCTGCACGTTGTAGGCGTGTCTGAAGGCGTTGTCGTTGCGCGGAGTGCTTGGCAGCGTGATCGTCTTGGAGTACGTTCCGCTGCGTCGCGTGATGTCCTGCGCATCCTGTATCGTGTACGTCAACTCGATGTCGAAGTCCTCCATCAGATCGAGGTCGACACCTGATGCCAGCTTGTTATCGGCGTCCGGGTAGCATACAAACTTTATGTTCATAGCGCGGTGTTTTCGTAGCCAACTTGAACGTCAACGCTGATCTGCTGCAATTTATCAACCACGCGCTTGCGGACGTTGTAGGTGTTGGTCTGCACCACGACCGGCACCAGCTGCGTGCCAAGTTGAATCCAGCACTCCGAAGCGTAGATCATCTCTTGCAGCCATGTGAACTCCGCATCGGTGAGCCAGTCGCTGTTCAGCGTGTAGGTGTCGCGGTACGTCACCGACCACTGCTTATCATAGACGTCATCGCCGTAGACGCTGGCGTTGTAGCCGTAGGTCTTGCGGTCAACATCGACGCGCTGCCTGTTCATCCGTGTAAACGTGTAGCCGTCAACACCGCCGTACATGTTTCGGAAGAAAACACGCAGGTCGTTGTAACGCTGGCAGTTGTCGATCGTGATCGTGTATGTTGGGGTGCGGTCTTTGTCATCAGCGGCGTCATCCAAAATAAGGCGCACCGTATAGCTTGCGCCTACCAACGGAAATAGCACTGATCCGTCGTCGCTATCGCTGGTCTGCCCTGCCGTCAGGTTGTACAAGCCAAGCGCGCCCATGTTGAAGTAATTGCTGATGTTGCTGCTGCCCGTTACAGTGAAAACACGCGCACTTGCCCCGCTTGTGTCGTTGTATTGAATCTCCGCAACTGGCGTACTGCCTGCCTTGATTAGGAATCCAAGAAAGTCATGATCAGCACTTGCCAACGTATACGATGTAGGTCTGTTGCTCACGGTGACCGTAGCACCCGCTATCGTGTTAGCCTGATACCCACTCGGCGAATAGGCCGCGTAGTCCTGTTGACGAAACGCCGCCTGCCACGCAATCAGCGACGCTGATGCTGTGCCGCCTGTCGCCACCGTCGGAGGTGAGCCAAACTCCTCGCGGAAGGTCAGGTTCGTGTTGACAGCGTAGCCGCCATCCTGCCAGCCGCTCGTCAGCTGTGGTATCTTCGGCGCAATCAGCGTCTCAACGACCTTGCTAACACCGAAGAAGCCGTTGTTCGTCGTTGGCAGCTTGTCGCACTTCAATCGCGCGGAGGAAAGCGACCCCGACACGTCGCAGACGTAGCGAAAGTTGGCAGAAGCGGTGTTGTTGCTACTGACCACCACCACGTCGCTGTTGCCGACAGGAAGCAGCGAAGGAAGCGCGGATATTATAGTTATGCTCATACGTTAATTGAAATTGATATCTCCTTGCCCACCACTTGCGCGATACTTGTCACCAGTTCGTCCATCTTCGCGTCAGTCAATACCTGGTTGAGGAATGGCCGCCCTTTGATGCCTCGGCGCTTGATTGACTTGGCGATGTTGTATGCCGCCGCGTCGATTTCATCAGCAGGGATGCCGAGTGCTTTGTCGATTGCCCACTTGCGGATTGCTGCAACGTGCGAAGGACTTGGGTTGATACTTCTGAAGCTAAACGGCGCGCCCCTGTTGACACGCACGCCATTGACACCGTACTCGACGAACTTCCAGTAGCTGGCCATCTCCATCGCAACCTGCGCGACCTTCTGCTCAACAGGCAACTCCGCGAAGCCTACCGACTGGCGGAGGTTGAGCGTAGCCTTGGCGTCAACGCGCTCAATGCCTTCAACCGTCAGCTTGATTACATCCTGCATCCACCGAATTAGCGCCGCGTTCACGTCAGGAGATCGCGACAGGCTGAACTCCTTAGTCACGTCAGCGCCGATGCCCAGTACGTCGCCTTCTATCTCTGTGGTAAATTTCATGCAGGTAAATATCGCAGCGCGGAAATCTATGCACTACGGCATAGCCTTCATCAGCAACAGCGCGTTCATGAACTCCCTTGCCGGCATGTTGAATACCTGGTCCATGCGCAGAGTATCTTTGCCGGCCATACGATAGACCACGCCCACCCAGCCGTAGTTCGGCTTTTTTACGCCTTGGCCGTTGTCGTCGTCGTCCCCTGCTCCGTCAAAGACCTCCGCATAATCGTCAACAAAGGCTCGGAAAGCTGCAAAAAAAAAGCGGCATATCCCCAAACGTCACCCATCTTCATCTGCAACATCACCTCTGCGCGCTGCTTGTGACCCTTGCCGTCATATGCCTTCGGCCACCACTTCCACACCTTGCACTCCCTCGAAAGCGTCGCCAATATCAGGTGCAAATTGTCAATAACACCCTGCTCGCTCGTCATGTCGTAGGAATACAGCTCGACCAACTGCCCTGCGCTTATTTCGTCGATGAACCACTCAAATTGATACCACTTTCCGGCAACCTTGGCGTGACGCTTAGCCGCCAGTGACGATAGCGATTTGCTCGCCGCGTTGATCTCACCATAACGCTTGTTGACCTCCGCAATCGTCATCTTCTTGACCTGCTCGATCGGGATGCCGTCAAGAACGGCGATGACGCCGATCTTCTTGTCGCTTGTTATGTAGATTGCGTTCGCCTCAATCGACACAATGCGCTGGAACTGGTCTACGGTGATTTTGTTGAGGATGCTCATCCTTTTATGGCTTTAAGGTAAAGTGCATAAAGTTGGCCGCATACCGTTTCACTGCGATAGTTAGCAATGTCTGCAGGTACTGTTAGCATCTCGCGCTTGGTCACTGCACCTTCCGCGTTAAAGTGATAACTCATCACACCCTTGCCACACATCCACGCCTCTATCGTCGTTCTACCTATATGCAAACCACATGCAAAGTGGCATCCCTTAACCAGCGTTTCAATGTTGCTCACCGAATCGCAGTAGTGAACTGGAAAGCGGTCAATCAAGTCCTTTAAGTAGTCGCCATGATCATAACCCACCAACACAAATGGCCTGTCGTTTTCTTTGCACCACGCTGCCGCATCGTAAATCATCGCCTTGCGCATGAAATCAACAGTTCCCGCCAGTAAAACATAGCCGCCATCCTGAACGCCATCGGTGTTGAATCGGCTGTAATCAACTGGATTGTAGATGACGCTTATCTTGTTTAAGGGAACGCCATATCTTGCGTGTATTTCGTGCTTTTCGTGTTGAGCTATACTGATATACCCCTTGATGCTTTCGTGCTTCACAGGCCGCTCTAAATCGTAAAAAACGCTATGTATCGTAGCGACCTTCGGTGTAGTTGGAAACAATACGCACAGATGTTCAGTGACCTGCTTGTGCTGAACATGGATGACGTTGTACGCCTCACGTCCTGTCAACTCTGTCCACGCCTTAACCTGCACGCCTGCCATCTCAGCCTCTGCGATCAATGGGTAGTCCATGTATGGCGAGGTGACCGTTACGTTGTGTCCCATAGCTTTCAAGCCTTTGGCAACGTGCAAGACGTACAACTCTGATCCTGTGTACTTGCGAAAAAAAAGCGATGCGATTAGGATTCTCATTTCTCTTTGATTGGTCTTGCTGGATTGCCATACGCCAGAAAGCCATCAGGAATATCGCGGGTGACAACGCTGCCTGCACCTACCAAAGCGTCAACCCCGATACGAACTCCGCAGATGATTGTGCTGTTCGCCCCAATGCTACACCCCTTGCAGAAGTATGTTGACCTGAACCTACCGTTGTTCTTCCAGTCGCCAAAAACGCTCGGATAGTAGTCGTTTGTCGTCACCACGTTCGGCCCGATGAAAACATCATTGCCAATGATGCAGCCGTGATATATGAGCGCGTGATTTTGGATTTTGACGTTGTTGCCAATTTGCACTCCTGTGTCAATGTGCGCACCTTCACCGATGACACAGTTGTCGCCAATCTTGGAACCAGTGCGGATGTGTGCAAATGCCCAGACCTTGACGTTCTCGCCAAGTTCTACGCCTTCTTCTATAATTGCGGTTGGATGTATCATACTGCAAATTTACTACATAATCACGTACCTACCCCCAGCGTTGGCGGATAGCTTGTTCAAGGCGACGTAACGCACCGCGTCAATGGCGTGGTTGTACCGGTCAATCGGCACTCCCAACGACGCGCCCGTGCGATCCGTGTCCCAAGTGTAGTTCCTCAACTCCTTGATCAGGTTCGTCGATTCACGCGTCACGAGCATCGGCTGGCGTTTCAGGATGTCGATGCTGTTTCTGATGCTGTCTGCGCCCTTCGTTGCAGGGTGTATGTTGAAGCCAAGGCGATGCACCTCTTCAATGCTCTTGGGTTCTGCACTGTCCGCGATGATCGGCCACGACCTGCCGATGCCTAGCTTGCGTAGGTGTTCAGCAATGTCTTGATTGGTGAGGCCGTTTTGGTAGATCAATTCATGCAGGAGAATAGCACTGCCACGCTTGTAAACGGCCACCACCGCCGTAGGGTCATTCGTGTATCCCCAGTCCAAGCCGATGGCGACCAGCTTGTCACCAGCGAAGTCGATGTTGTCCACCTGTTGCCAATCATCAAAGACCACGCCCTGCAATGATCCGACCTCACCCAAGCCGTAGACCTTCCACCAGTTCGCCCAGTACGTCGATGTCGCCGCCTTGACCTGCGCCGCTTCGATGTCGTCGCGGATCGTCGCTGGCAGTGCCTCGTTGTCGCGGTATGTCAGCACCAGCAACTCACTGTCTTGCTCGGCTAAGACCTCCGTGTGCGCCCAGAACTCCGACACCGGGTTGAAGTCGATGTAGATGGCTTCGCTTGTTCTGATAGCCAGCTGATGGTACGCCTCAAACTCGATGTTGTTGGCTTCGTTTATGTATAGCACCTGTCGCCGTGCGCCGCGTAGCTTAGCCTCCTGGTCTGCGCTGAAGAATTCAATCGTGCTGCCATTCGCAAACGTGTAGGTCAGCAGCGTCTTGTTCCAACCTTCGTCGCGCCAGCGGTTCGTCCACTGCATGACCTTGCCGAAGTCCTTCATAGCGCCACGTCGTAGGTGTGGGATTGATTCAGATACGACGCTGATCTCGGTCTTGGCCTTGGCCGCGATGTTGATTAGCACTGCAAGGATGGCGATGGTTTTTCCGTTCCCCCACCAGTTGCCCAGTGGGGGTCAACATCCAGCAGATGTCCCGCCCTGAATCACCTTCTTCCGAGCGGCCACCTGCCGAATGCGCTTTATCGCTGTTGTGTATTTGAAGTCCAATCTGATTGCTTAATCTTCTCAATGTAAACGACCGCATCCATCAACTCCTCCTGTAAGTGCTGAATCCACTCGGCAAAGGTCAGGTCATCCCTCTCCATCGTTGTGCCGTACTTCTCCTTGCCCTTTTCTGCTCTTGTCCTAAGTTGGGCAACAACGGCCTCGGTGATTGCGTCAGTCATTGAATAGCGGCTGCTCGATTTTGACTTCGTTCTGCTGCTTATCGACTAAGCCAAGAACGCGGACGGCGATGCTGGCATTGTAGACACCTGCGCCGCTGCCCTCGATCATGTCGCGGTCACACGTCGCGCGTATGCGTGTGAGTATGTGGGAGAATTTCTTGTGGTGTTCGCTCTCCTGCCTCTCGTAATCGCGTAGGTCGTAGCATCGCCCCTGCTCCGCAAGATACCCCTCAAAGCCGCGAAAGGTCAACGGACGCTCCCTCTCCCTGTACGCACTTTGCCCCTCCTTGCCGACGAAGTCGTGCTGCAAGTATGGGCGCCTTTTTGTTTCCTCCTTGTACTCACAAAACGCATCCCACATTTCTTCAGGCGTTTCAAAAATCGGTGGTCTTCCTGCTTTCTTCATGCCTCCATGTTTGTAACGATGTCAATGATCTTTTCTATCACCGCAACCTTCGCGTGCATCGCGTTGGGTGCTGTGCTGTCTTCGAGCGAATCCAACACGTTTGATAGGTTTGTCAACAGGTGTCCACGATCCTGCCAGTCGAGTGCGCGCGCTTCCTGTTCGATTGTAATGTCGGGTTGTGTCTGCATGTCAATCTTCGTTTAGTTCGCCTAATTCTCGCAGCTTGTTCCTGCTCCAGCCAAGCGCAGCCTTGCCGCCCCAAAGCAGGTAGCTGATGTATCCACAGTCGCTCGTTGAGTCTGCGTTGTCGTAGTACGTTTCCGCCCTCGACAGGTAACTGTGCATCCGCTTTATTGTTTCAACGCTGATGCCTTCGCCCTTGGCCAGTTGCTGCGCCCTGACCTTGCCTGTCTGCGTTGCGCACTTGTTGCCGTTGCGCTCGTTCAACTCAATGCCGCGCTTGGCGTTGTTGCGCACCCCCTCGCCGTAGTCCGCGTATGTTTCAGCAAAGGCGCTGCGGTCTGCCTCCCATTGCCTCGCGCAAACGAGGTAGCGCTGCTGCTGGCTTGGGAACTCGCTGGCAGTTTTGTCATCGCCCATGCATCGCTGGATGAAGTCGGTCTTGCTTTCGCTATCTATTGGTTTAGGTAGTGGCATATTGATAAATATCATTAACTCGCAAATCGTGCGCGTGCGTCCATTGCGTCAGCCATCATCTCCTGCAATCGGGAAACCGCGCATGATCCGCACCACCAGTTCGTCCGTCCGTAGCCGTTAGCGTTGGCGACGTTCTCCAGCATCGACACCTCGCCCGGTGATAGCGACATCGTCTGCGATGCATAGTAGCCGTCAAGCTTGTGCTTAACCGAAAGCACCTGCAATGCTTCGTCAAGTGTCATTTCTCCGAGAGTTTAATAGTCAGCACCGTCAACCCGGCAGCCGATAGGCCGACCGGTATGGCAAGCATCCAGTGCAGGTTGGAGGCTGCGATGGTCAGGACTACGCCCCACCAAAAGGCAAGGCAGGTCATGCACGTCAGCGGCTTGCACTTAGCATAGCGGTAGTACCACGAGGGCAAAACGTTATAGCGGTTCATCGCCAAGGCAGTCAATGCCGCCAAAAGCAAGATGGTAATCAGGTCCAAGTTCATGTTTTAGCTTTTGTTTGCAGTTGTTGATCGTGTATGAAATTGATCTCCAAGGTATCTTGGTGTGCCGTTCGATGAGTTTTTTGTTGCCCAGTTCAAGCCATAGGAGGAATAGCTGTTTGTCGTATGGGTAGGCACCGGCTTTCGCCCAGCTATCCATGACTTCGAGCGCCCGGTTAAATATCGCATCAGGCCGCTGGTCATACGGCTCATCAGCTGCCTCCAGCTGCTGATCGGCGATTTCTTCACGCAGTTCATTGTGTCTGAAGTCGCGTTGAAATTTAGAGTTGCGACTTCGGTATAGGTTGATCGCCATTCGCACGATGTAGAAGTTGAGGTAGCCTCCAGCGTGCATGGCTTCGATCTTATCGGCTGGCTTTTCATATAATCGGATGACGAGTTCATGTTCGAGGTCAGGCGCAAGGTCATGCGTAGCAAGCTGCCTCGCTATCTGCCGCAGCTTGCCGCTGGTGTACAGCGTTAGTATGATCGTGCGTGCCTCCACATTGGTTGCAAATATACATAGTATCTTTTGGTCTGACGTTGTGCGGTTCGTAGCGCTTAATTTCTTTGAGCCAAGTGTACTTGTTCATGGTCACCTGCAGAATGTAGATGACCTCCAAGCCGTGGTGGACAGTTGAATAATGGCGACGCATCAGCTTGGCTATCTCCATCAACGTCATCTGCATCTTACTGCGCATCAAATGCATGAGGCAGTATCGCGCTTCGGCGACTTCGCGGTGACGGTCTTGGCTCTGCATCTGACGCAGGCCAACGCCGGTGCGCTTTGTTACCTGCTCGGCGTAGTAGTAGAATTCCTTTTGTCTGTTCATTGGTTGGTGGTTGGTTTGTTGATTGCTTTGAGAAAGTCATCGAGTGATCGCACGATGAAGTATTTGTAGCCGGCGGATTCAATCTGCATCTGCCAAATTTTCTGCGCCACGTTTTGCCGCCCTGTTTCGGTCTTAAACTCCAGCGCTATCATCCCTGTTGGCGACAGGTATAGCATATCCGCGACACCAGCGACAA